ACCGTCACTAGAAGCGCCAGGAGCACTGTTGTAAAGGGGAGACCCTGTGCTGATACAGTATGTGTTGGTTTCAGCGAGTGCGGGGTTAATATACTTAACGATAGAGATCTGACTGGTAACGTCAGCGATGCATCTATCAGAAAGAGTAATTGCTTTGGTAAATTTGGAAAGACTAAAACTTCCATTGAAGTTATTGATTCCAGTTTGTGCTGCCCAATCAGTAATTGCATTCTGAGCATTGGTTGTGATCCCCGAAACTGCTCTAGATGAGCAAGCAGGGTCATAAGTAATAAAGACTCTTGGATAAACATAAATTGAGTCTGCATCAACAATCACTGGTTCGATAGACGCCATAGCATATGGTCTCAGTGATTGTGAGATACTCTTTTTAGTAGTATCGTTTAGTTTTGATCCCGATTTTGTCTTAATCCCAACATAAACTTTTCCGTAGATAGGTGGGACTAATTCATCACCACCAAAAGCAACGACACTCTTTGCATTATCATAAAGTCTCTTAGTGATTACCTCATAATCTTGAGTAGTTACTGCACGATACTGGGAAGAATAGAATCTAGGAGCATTGAATTTAATTGATTCAATTGTTTCTTCTAAAGATCCAAATTTAGATGTTTCAGCAACAGTTACAGTAGAATCTTCTGGATCATACGCCTGACCATTACTATCAGTAACACTACCAACAAATGAGAAAGTTGTTACCCCATTTGCTACTGCACCAGATGTTACCAGATAACTCAAATCAATTACTTCGCCATCGCCCAGTGCTCTACCAATTACACCATCACCAAAAGCAATCTCATATCTCATATCTTCGGTTTCAGACATGAAATATACTCTATCGGTTGATTTTACATTGGTGATATTTTCTACCAGATTGTAAATATCAGAATCCGTTGTATTTTCGTTTGCTCTTACACTAACTTTTAGTGTTGCGGTATCTGCTTGAGCAGTTGGAATTGTATATTTTTGCTTAATAAAGTTATTAACAACATAAGAATAGTCGATTAAACTACCCTCTTCAATCTTTACACATCTAATTTCAGCAATACCTGTTGTTTGATTTACTTCGGCAGTTCTAGACTCTAACAAATTCCATGTATAATTGCCACCTGTTGCAATAGGACCTGCTGCAAGAGTGACATTGTTGGGATACACACCAGCAGTTTGAATGGTTTGAATTTCTAGATGCAAATATGCTTTAGATGCAACAATAGATCTTGGTGTGTAATTTAAAAGTTTTGCAATATTGACTACATTATCACGAATAGTAGATGAAGACAAAAATGCTTCATTCATAGACATATTTGCCATGAATGAAGAGTAGTATGTATTATATGCTAATAGATCTACCAAGTATGATAGGCTAGACCCATTAAAGTCATAATCTGTAAACTCTTCTCGAGTTCTAAGATATGACCTGATTGAAGACTTAATATCCTCAAAATCTAGTGCTGTTAAATTATTTGGTTGCATTAGTAATTAGGGTCTTTCTAAGACAAACTGAACTGTTTGCGTGATGGGCAATCCTATAATTTGATATTCTAGAGTTACTTCAATAGAATTTTCATCATAATTTAGAGTACACTCTAAATTTGTCACTACTACACGTCTTTCATTATTCTTGATTGTATTTAGGATCTCAGTCTGAAGAGTATCTACCAAAAAAGGATCTAGGGGCTCAAAAAGCAGTTGAGAGACCCTAGATCCAAATTTAGGATTAAATAATTTTTCTCCTGGAGCAGTCAAAATAAGATTTTTGACTGCTTGCTTAATTGCATCAGCATTATTGACAACAGCAACATCCGAAGTAAAGGGATTTCTAACCAAATTAGTAGAAATGTCTCTAAAACTTCTAGATTTTTTAAAATCTTTGCCAGTAATGTTTTTTAATGCCATCTTTCCACATAATCGTCAAACCCACCTTTGCCACCACACCATCTTGAGCTACGATCTTGAGGGGGAGAATTTTTATTAACTCTCCTCAAATACACATCCGATCTTGGATCAGTTATCAAAGTCATTCCTGACTCAATGAAATCTTTACTTTGATCTGGAATTGGGTTGTTGGCCATGTTTACTAAAACTCTGGTTTACCAGAACTTTTAGAGGGGTTTCTATCCCTGAAGATTATTTATGGCAGTTATCGCCCTTGTCCACGATAACGCTTCTTTGCACAATTACGACTGGTAGCAGAATACTTCGTATTCTTGCTAGATCCTTGTCGAGTGGTTTTGGGTTTCGATTCAATAATTTTCTTGCCGCTGAGACCAACTTTTGCTTTTGCCATAATTAAACTCCAATAAGTACGTTAACTGCCCCTGTAGCAATCAGGGAGAGGCAGGGAGGACCCAAAGGGTCTGCTACCCTACATGCTCTTCTACCATTCATAAAAACGGTCGCACAAGTTGCTTTAGCAACTCTAACATGCCCTCCACCCCCTGCAACATCCTCAATACATAAAGATCCTGTTGGACATACTATTGCTGCTGGTATCGGATCACACCCTTGAAATTTTATCAATTGTGTACATTTTGATGGGTGGTTAATTAGCGCATCCTGATCCACAATAGGAATATTACCATTAACAACAACATTGAAAACCGTTGTCATAACAGCAAGAGGTGTTTGTGGCCATGATGCCCACATATTTGTTGCATTCATGACAGCAACTGATTTTTTCGTTTTCACCAGTCCGCACTCAGTGCCACAAGGTTCAACCGAATGGACATTTAGAGGAACACAAATTCCATGTCCAGAGCATTTACCAATAAAAACAGCACAAGGTAGTCCTGCAGGGGATGCCATATTATAACCCGACCTCCGTTAAACGTCAAATGGGTTGCCATATGCTTCTACAGCAGCAGCATATGTATTTGTTGCTTTAGTAAGATTATTTAGAATAGTCATACTACCAGAAGCACTCCAATTATCACATCCTGGACCAAGCATAGGACTTAGTGTATAAGAATAACTGTAGGTGACCGTTTCCGTCTGCTCTACGCCGTTTTCGTCCTCATAGGTTTCCTCCTCATCATTAGTGGTCGCAGCAGACCCTGCAGGGGGCGGGCAGAGGTTTACAGGAGGGTTTGCGGTTGGATCATACAAATGATCACACCCACTTTCAGCAACGTTACACGATAGAGAAATTGAAATAGAAGTTTCTCTCTGAGGATCGGCACGATACTGATTGATCAAATACTTTGTATATGTTGATGCTTTAGGCAATTCAACAAATCTACGCATAGTAGTTTCAATTTTTGTTGCTGGATAGGAAGCAAAATCGGGGACTTTATTTTGTGTCAATGCATCAAAGTGTGTATCTAGTTGAGAATTAACATTTACTTCGAGATCGCTCCTCATTTGACGAAAATCTTCAGACAATGGCGCGTCTTTTGGTGAAGGAAACTTATACTCATCGTAAGTTTCCTTCAATTTATCGACTTTTGCCTGCTTATACAATCTTTGTGGCAAAGGTAAGCGCGTATCTTGATCTGGATCCGTAATAAATCCACCATTATTAGTAACTCTAGTCAGATTTATGGGTTCATACTGCTCCAAACGTTTTTGATTTGCTTCAATGTAGTCAGGATCCTGCAATAGATCATTAAAATGACCACTATCACGCAAATTATCAAGATATGCATCAACTTCTCCCGCTTCTTTAGTCATGCCAGGACTAATTTCTTCGGTCACAGTGCCATATTGATTCCTAACCCAGATTTGGGGAGGTTCGGATGTGGAATATCCGCTACCTTTACTTAAAATATTGACTTCTGTGAGCACACCAGCGGTAAAAACACCCTCCACCACTGCCTGTTTTCCGCTTTCTACCAGTGGGGGATGGACTGCAAGTAGCAATTTTTGTCCAACTGTATCCCAACCAGACCCACCATCGTTGATAGTTACGCTATCAATCGTGCCATTAGCAAGATTTGCGGTAATATCTGGTTGCACAACGGTGTTATATATGTCTGGCGCGGCGGGATCTACTGAATATGTGGAAAATTGAATGGATTTTTCCATGAATTCATACAATCCAATCAAAGATGCGCGGTCAGGAATGCCAAGTCCCGCAACTACAGTGATAACATGGTCACGATCTGAGGTATATGAAGCATCTTTTGCAAAATCATTGCCTTCACCGTCAAGATAAAGCACATGATATTGGAAATTTTCAATATCTGTATGGAAAGTTTCCGTAATAATATGACCATTGATGGTGTCACCAGCACGAAGAATATCAAATCCTGGTTGACTACCTACTGCCGAATAAGGTCCAATGGCAGTAATCTTAAGATCGATCGAAATTGTCGATGTAGATCCACTATTATGAAGGTGAGTATACGATAAAGTAAACGTATCATTCACCGCATAGTTGAGTCCTGGTTGCATCAACTCCATCAATTCCCAACTTGTGCCAGTCACAACTGCTGGAGATTGTGTAAAATCGATAACAGGAGTAATTTTGACCTTTACTTTCAGATCTTGCTTGTTACCACTTTCAAAAACAGACCCCTCATAGATGATAATTGTCTCAAATTGATCATCTTCACCAACAATCCATGGTGTTTGAGATGTAATAATGGGATCCCCACTATAAGTTTGTTGATCCCAAACGTCCTGATCAATACCATCGGGTGCATAAACGAAGTTAATATCAACTACGCCGTTTGGTAGAGTAGTAGAAAGTGCATCATAACGAAAAACTACCTTATTGCTTGCAGTGCCAACACCAAAAATTAGAGGATATGGAGCATCAGGATCTCCAGTTTCATCACCACCAGGAGCAGTGTAACTACATGACGATGAAACTGGTGTGCAAAAGAAACTTTCGCATGGAATACAACGGGTAGATGTCTCTTCTACTGTTTCTGCAGTGCCCCCAGGAGGGACAGTTTGCCCTGCGGGGGTGCCACTACGAGTCTGAGTCTCAATACGATAGCATGGGGTGCCTACAGTGCCGCCATCAGGTCCCATATCAAACACATAACAAAACCATGTATCACTTTCCATGGTATTGAAAGATAGACCATCTGGTCGATAGTCAAAAATAATATTTGCTGTGCCTAAAGACTTTGCATCTTTACCACAAGCAGCAGTTGAGTTTGCATCAAAATCACTATAGGGATTGTAATATGATGTATTTCCACCTCTACCAGAAGTAGTATCCTGAATAATCGAAGGATACATTACTGCATTACGAGGTTTCTGATCAATATTTGCATTGTCATACTCTAGAGGAGGATAAACCTCATAGATTAATACTTTTGCACGATCAGTATCAGCAGGCTGACGACAATCACAATGGTTAGATCCACTTAGACCACCAAATCGTAAGATTGTATTTGCAAAACTACCATCGGTATGACAGGACATTTAAGTTAGTGACTCCAGTTTTTCTAAACGCTCGTAAATTAAATCTAGATTATCTTTGACAGACATATAATCATGACCGCCAGGGGGTTTATAAGTGACCCTATCAACTGTCTGTAGGTGGTTATGTGCCTCTGCAATGGCACTTACCATCTTCTCGACATCCTTCAACCGCTTATCAAGTGTCAGTATGCATTCATTAAGTGTCTTAAGTGCTTCACCAATATTAATAAAACGGTCATCAATTTCTTTAATGACTAATTGCTCTTCTTCAGACATACTTAGAGTAAACGCGGTTGACTGTGGTTTTCGCTGTGGACGCGCTGGGTATTATTCTTCAACTTTCCTGAGAGTAAAACTCCCAGTGACATCATCGACCTCGAATTCCAACTCATCTCCGATGGTCCATCCAAGGTCTTCACAGACATCATCAGGAATTGGAAGAATTAATTCACCGAATTCATCCTCTTCGATAGTGATAGTGAATCTCTTGGACATAGTTTACAACCTATTATTAATTTGTGGATTATCTGACGGATTATCTAGTTTCCACTCCTCCCATGCTGCTAGGACATCATTAGCGTCCTTTGTCAATCCAGCACTGGTGCAGTAGTCAGCACAGGCATAAATGCGAGGATCTAGAAATCCCTCATGCCTCAGAATTACTTCAAGGCACCAAACACGGTCGTCTTGACGGTCTTGGCGAATTTTCCAATCCATAGTAAAAAACCTCTGAGGGCGAAATTTTGCTGGGAAAT